GATGTATCGTATGGGTATGCCTATGTCAGAAGGATTTGACGCAGTAATGCAGGCTAACCTAGCGAAAGTGCCTGGCAGTAACCCTCACAAATCTGATAAAAACCGTGCCGAATACAAAGGCACAGACTTAGTCAAACCCGAAGGTTGGGTAGGACCAGAAGACAAATTGTCCGAAATCCTAATCAATCGCTCAGTCCTCAAAAAGACTGGAAACGCTGATTCCGGCGTTGAAGATCGCCGTCATGAGACTTTGACAGGAGCATTGCGATATGATGGATAGCAATAAAGCACGTAAACGCGATAATTACACTACAGAGCTAACTCTTGCAGAGTATATCGAAAGAGAGCAATGGGACCGTGAGCAACAAGCTCATAATGACCAACGCGAGATTGAGATGACTCGAGAGCGTCTGAGAGAGCTAAGGGACCAAAGGCTCCAATCTTTGTTATCCGAAGACCGTTGCGTAAATTATGAAAATGAGAATATTATGAATACTACACAAAGAGAATGTAAAGTAGAAACTACCGACAAAGTTGAATTCTTTGAAGGTAAAGCACCAAAATTTGATGCGAATAAAGTTCGTTTAGATTTATTACCTATTCGTCCACTAAAAGATACTGCTGAAGTTTTGACCTATGGTCTAAACAAATACGGTAAAGATTCTTGGCGTGAAGGTGAAATGATACAATGGTCTAGAGTATATTCTTCTCTACAGCGCCATTTATTTGCATTTCAAGCTGGCGAAGATAATGACCCAGAAACAGGATATTCACACTTAGCGCATGCTGCTTGTAATATTCTTATGATGATCGAACATACCTATATCAATCCGCAAGGTGATGATAGAGCGACTACTGCAAAAGGGTATAACGACTAATATGATATTCACTACTAATAAAGTATCAGATATAAGACAGTTATTCAGGTCACTTACTCCTGATAGCGAAACAGGTATGCTAGAAATAGTTAATGCCTCTTTTATTGCTGATGAAGTATCTATATTCGGTACTGTTAATCAGGACTGGAATGCTAGAGAACTACATTGGTATAAGAGTCAATCTCTATATGTTACCGATATACCTGCTCCTATACCTACCATCTGGCAGAGTATAGCAGGTACAGACGGTAGTATCAATAGCAATTATGGTTGGTGTATATGGTCTGCTGATAACGGTAGTCAATACCAGTCCGCTATTACCGCTCTACAGGCGGATAAGAATAGTAGACAGGCAAGCATGATATACACTAGACCGTCTATACATGTTGATGCTACCGCTGGTGGTAAGCGTGATATGATATGTACCTACTCTGTACAACTATTAATCCGTAATAATAAGCTATACTATTTGGTATACATGCGGTCTAACGACGCCGTATTCGGATATAAAGGCGATAAGGCATGGCATGACCATGTTTATTCTGCTGTATACTCCGACCTACGGTGTACCTATCCTGACCTCCAGCGAGGTGACATGGTATGGAATGCTGCATCTCTACACGTGTACCCACGCCACGCCCACCTCGTTAATGAGTAAGCGTTATTGTATTTACTGTATCACTGTCTCACCTAGCCGGTCCGTCCTATAATTTTATTTGTTGCGCCTATGCACTCAGAGATGAGTTGGGGCTATAGATGAATTTGGATGAACCGGCTCGTAATCGCGTGTGAGTCTTTTTCGTCTGCGTCTGCTTCTCCGGGCCACGACACACGCTCAGTCATATAAGTATTTGATTCTAAACGATTTTTCTAACACCCGTGCACGCGATAACACCGCACGCGCGCTCAATGGAGTTTTTATGATTGATGCACCAAAAGTTAACACTGACGACGGCATGACAAGTGCCTACGCCGCAGCTGTGGCTTTACAGCCGTCTATCGATGCCATTAAGCGCGGTACTCCTGGTCCGGTGCAAAGATTGATAGAAATAGCCATTCCTTTACGTCCTGTTCAGTGGTGGAATGAAGTCTATATAGAAGAACTCAAGCTTTTATGTGAGTCGATCTACCTGGCTTCTCACTACAATCGGTTAGAGATTAAAGCAGCTTTAGACCACGATCTCAAGCTAGCTGAGAAGTATCACCGTATGGCAAATGCTAAAGTCCCGGTGATCCGTGCTTTACAAACCACTTTACAACTCACACCATCCCAATTGCATGGCCAGGCTAACCGTTTCAACGGCTCAGCTAAAGCCCACCAGCAAATCCACGACATGCTTACTGATGTTACCGATCTCTATGCGAACTAAGACGCCCACTGCAGACCCATTCTATGCTTCATCTGCCTGGCGTAGCGTACGCAAGATTGTGTTACTTCGTGATCACGGCTTTTGTGTTATCTGCCGTAAAACGATGCCCCGGATGCAAGTCGATCATATCAAACCTCGCAAACAATACCCACATTTAGCCCTCGATTTGAATAACTTGAGGACGTTATGCCCAGGATGCCACTCAAAGGCCGCAACCTCGTTAGGTCGCGGAGCTGACTATAAAGAGCGACCCTTTATCGGAGCCGACGGATTTCCTAAAGACAGCGAGTGGTCATAACCCGCATAAGAGTGCCTAAGAGTGCCAAGTGGCCCAATAAGAAGAAGATGAAGAATAAAACACTTACACAAGAATGGTCTGATTACTCTACTGAGATCCAGTCCGCTATCAAAAGCGGGCCAATCTTTCAAGATAGAGACTTCTCAAAGATTAAGTGGGAAGATTTAACCGATGCCGAGCGTGTAATGCGCTTTATCGAAGCGGAATGCAAGGTGCCAGAAGGCGCTTTAGTAGGTAAACCGATTACACTGCTGCCATTCCAACGCGCGTTCATCCGCGCGGTATATGATAATAAGAACGACATAGGGGAGAGACTTACTAAAACTGCAATACTCTCTATTGCCAGGAAAAACGGTAAATCTACAATTATTGCTCCTTTAGTCTTAGCATCTATCATTGGTCCACTCGCTCCTAAGAACGCTCAGATTGTATCTGGTGCGCAATCACGCGAGCAGGCTGCTATTCTCTTTACAGCGATGGCAAAGATGGTCTCGCTCAATCCCAATATGAGTAAGCGGTGTCAAGTCATACCATCTGGAAAACGTCTCAAAGGCATTGCAACAAACACAGAATACAAAGCGTTAGCCAAAGACGGCTCGACGTCACAAGGCTTATCGCCTTACATTGCCGTTCTTGATGAAACAGGCCAAGTTATAGGACCTCGTGACGCGTTCATTGAGGCTATTACTACCTCTCAAGGCGCACATAAAGACCCTTTACTTTTCGTTATTTCCACTCAAGCGGCGTCAGACTCTGATATGCTCAGTATGTGGATTGACGATGCCACTCGTTCTATCGATCCAACTACTGTGTGCCACGTTTACGAGGCCGACAAAGACTGTGATATACTCGACGAGTCTCAATGGATTAAAGCGAATCCTGCGCTTGGCGTATTCCGCTCGAAAGACGACTTACGTCAACAACTTGAAAAAGCTGCGCGTATGCCTGCTTCTGAAGCTGCCGCACGCAACCTGCTACTCAATCAACGAGTGTCTTTGCTTACTTTGTTCGTATCACCTAGTGTATGGAAAGAGTGTGGGCAACCATTCGAAATGCGTCTCTTTGAAACAGAACCGGTCCACTTCGGTCTCGATCTTTCCGCAAGGAACGACTTGACAGCGGCTGTCGCTTCTGTTAGAGATCCTGAGAATGGTCATATACATTCCATTCCTTTTATCTTTACACCTATGGACGGCATTGCGGATCGCAGTCAAACTGACCGCGTTCCTTACGATCAATGGGTACGTGATGGATTTATATACGCTCTACCTGGCGCTCATTTGAATTATGAGATGATTGCCCAAGAGCTAGCAACACGCACTCAAGGTTGGAATATCGCATCGCTAAGTTTCGATAGATGGCGTATTGATGATTTCAAGGTAGCCGCAGAAAAGACTGGCTTCGCTCAAGAAGCAGAATGGATCCCGGTGGGGCAAGGTTTCAAGGATTTTTCTTTGAGACTAGAAGGTTTAGAATCACTTTTGCTACAGAAGCTTCTACACCACGCTAATCACCCACTCTTAAACATGGCTGCATCTAACGCCATTGTGATATCCGATCCTACTGGAAATCGCAAGTTAGATAAATCCAAGTCTTCACAACGAATTGACCCCTTAGTCGCTTTAGCAATGTCAACCTACTTGCTTAGCGATAATTCATTAATGCTTACAGACGTAGATTCTATGATCGTCTGATTAGGAGATATAAATTGGCTGTATTTGAAATCCTCGCTGAAAGATCAGCAAATGACCGTCGGACGTTCTTTTATGACAACATGACTAACGTATTAACTGACGAGCAAGGCACTGTTTTTGCGTTTCCCGATAAACGGGCAGACAATACGATACCAGCTGTGGTATTTAGTAAATCAAGCCCATTAAAAAAGGCGCGAGAAATCAGTGTATTAAAAATTCAGCTAGGTCTTGGTTGCAACTACTCGTGCGACTATTGCTCACAAAAGTTTGTAGAGCGAGGCGACTCAACTTCTCCTAAAGATATTCAAGAGTTTATGCGAAAGCTAGGCGCTTTAAACTTAACAGAAGAAAATGGCCTAAAAGTAGAGTTTTGGGGCGGTGAACCGCTCGTCTATTGGAAGACTCTTAAGCCGCTTGCGGAGGCTATTCGCGAAAAGTTTAAAGACTGGAAAAAGCAGCCAGTATTTTCTATGATTACCAATGGCTCCATCCTTACCGATGAAATCATCGAGTGGTTAATCACCATGAACTTTAGCGTTTCAATCTCGCATGACGGTCCCGGACAATCAGTCCGCGGTCCAGACCCGTTTGATGATCCTGAGACAAAGAAAAGATTGCTTGGCTTTTATCGCATGATGACGCGTCTTAATAGAGGCATCAGCTTTAACTCTATGCTATCTGCTAAAAATAAAAGCCGTAAAGAAATCTCAGATTGGTTTAGAGAGCTATCAGGCGATCCTAACATTTCACTAGGTGAAGGCGGTATAGTCGATGCTTATGATGAAGATGGTATCACCAACTCTTTGCTTACTAAGAAAGACCACTTTGCGTTTCGTCGTTTAGCATTCTCAGACATTTTCTCTACAGACGGCGACATTGCGTTTAAAATGCAACTCCAAAAGATAGATGATTTTACAGCGGATGTTCTATCGCAAAAGCATGCGTCCACACTACCACAAAAGTGCGGTATGGATCAAAAGCAAGTTCTAGCGGTAGACTTAAAAGGTAATGTCATTACTTGCCAAAACGTGAGCGCAGTAGAGACTTCTAAGAACGGTGAATCACACCTTGGCGGTAATCTAGACGCATATGACGATGTGTCTATTACAACATCTACTCATTGGGCTAATCGTGAAGAATGTCCAAAGTGTCCAGTTCTACACCTCTGTAAAGGTGCGTGTATGTTCTTAGACAATAAGTTCTGGAAGATTTCCTGCGCCAACGCATACTCAGATAACGTAGCCATGTTTGCGCTATCTTTTCAGAAGATGACTGGCTATATTCCAATCCATATTAAAAACGATGATTTGCCTTTGGAGCGTCAGGACGTATTTGGGACGCTATTTGAGCACAAAGAAGAGTCTATTCGCAAAGTTATTCCTATCAAAATCGTAAATCATATTGCGGAGATAGTGGATAACGTTCCTATCTACTCTAAATCGGAGGTCGCGTATGACAATCCAAGGTAGCGGCCCGATTGCCGTAAGCAATGTTAGCCAGGAAATCGGGCAAGCCCCGACTTTTTCTACTACGCTGTCGTTTTTAAATGATCAGATTAAGCCGTCTCAGCGCCCATCACCTCCAAAGTTATCCGCGTTTTACGGCTTATCTTATTTTCAAAATACTACTGAAGGCAATTGTAATAACGGCAACTGCACGGCAAACTGCAACTGCGGAAACATTCAGTGTAATAACTGCATTATCACTGGCGGCGTAGACTGCGTAAATTGCGATCCACGCTCATTCCTTCAAACAGGCAGTAACTGCGCTTGTACCTATAATTGCACCAGTGGCAATACATCCTATAATTGCAATTGCAACTGCAACTGCGATTGCTTATTCTCAGATGATAGACTAAAAGACAAGATTGGCCCTGTTTTAGGCGCTCTTTCAAAGGTCGAATCCTTGTCCGGTTTCTATTATACTGGAAATGACACAGCAAAAGATTTAGGTCTTGATGTTTCACGTCAAATTGGCGTTAGCGCAGCAACTGTTGAAAAGGTTCTACCGGAGGCGCTTGGTCCTACGATCGATGGTAAGTATTCATCTGTAAACTACGCTAGACTGGTTCCTTTATTGATTGAAGCTGTAAAAGAACTTTCTGAGAAAGTAGAGAGGCTTGAAAATGAACGTGTCTCCTGAGTTACAGGCGTTTATCGACAGGCAGTTAACTTTAGATTCAAATCTAAGGATTACCGCGAGCGAGGCTACGCCATTTATGTTAGCACAAGTGCAAGTGCTGCGCCTATCTACGCCACCAGTATTGCTTACTCTATCTCTTCCTGATTCAACCGGAGTGGTTAGAGATATTCCAATGTTAACTCCAGAAGAGTATTGGCTTAATACCGAGTTCATTAAGATTAACGATGTTAGACGCCTTGTAGAAAGACTTCTCCAGATAAATGAAAAAACGTTACCAGGCGGCGTAGTTTTATATGTGCGTCCATCCACAGGCTCTACGATTATGCTCGTCGGCGATAGCGTCGCTCCTATTCCTGCCACCGGTAATATAAGAACCTTGGTAGATGCGCTATCAGCTATCTCTGGCGTTAAGTCTGTAACTACTCATAGAACCGTATTGCCTAATAGTGACGTTCTTACAGACGATCCGCTTACTTTTGCAATTGATCATCCGGTGCTTCGTAAAAACGATGACGAAGGCGGCGTGTATACAATTCAGCTCGCTAAATCAGTTTACGAAAATCCAGACAATAACGCATCTATTGTTGAAACTGTTTCAAAGACTATAAAAACACAAGCATACGAATAAAGGTAGATATATATGCAAATTAGGCGGCACGACCTTTTTACTACGCCCTTATGGATTTTTGATTTTAATACGTCTGATCCCATCTTACATCATAGAGTTTATGACGATAGGCAAGTGCGAGAGCAAAGGCTGGCAAAACTATTTTTAGACAATGAAAATAATCCAGACTTCGATCGCAAAGCCCACGTCTTTAGTTTCTTGGAAGAAGATGGGTCAGGTATATCACGACTTAAAGCCGTAGTAACAGCGGCCGTGCATGCCGTTGGAAAAGACCAAGCATGGCCAATGGATCGCCTTAGTATTAAAGTTTCTGGCAGATCTCAGGTATTAATGCCCGGCCAGTCTGATAGTCCACATAACCACGCCTCTTCATTGGTTGGTGTTTATTATGTAGACGTTCCAGAAAACAGTGGAGATATTCTTTTACAAGATACGCGTGGCTTTGTAAATTTTCTATGGCAAGATAAATATATTACGCCAGAAAATCAAAAATCGACGCGCGTTTCGCATAGGATTACTCCTAAACCAAACACCTTAATATTGTTTCCTCATTACGTTGTTCATAGCGTTGAGACAAACAAAAGCGATCGACTTAGAATCTCAGTCGCGTTAAACATAACTATTGAAGATCCTACTTATGTTCAGTATTGATCGACCTTTTGGGCACGTAATAGCTCGCACCTCTTGCCCATTTCCAGAGCTATATCAAAACGAGACACTGGCTTCTACTATGGACCAGGCGTTTGCCATGGAAGCCGTAAAGAATCGTAGACGCGGCCATTATTTTGATATTATGCTAGGACCTTGCGACTCTGTAGAAGAACTACAGCAGTTCGCTCCTCACAATTTAAAATGCGCTAAAGGTTTGTTCGATTGGATTCGAGCCGCTGTTATCGAGGCTTTACCATCATTTGGGCTTTCAGGCTCTAATGTAGTTATAGACCGTTCAGCAATGAATCGCATGTATAAAGACTGTGAAGGAAGGTGCCATAGACACATGGGCTACAACGTGCCAGGCTTAGAAAAGACTCCAGATATTGTTGGAATCTTCTATGTTGAGGCAGGTTCTAGTCTATTTATTGTAGATCGTGGAGAGCACGGCCTACTATTAAATGATATATTATCTGATAATAAATCAGAGTTAATAACAAAGACAGGAGACTTGCTGCTTCATAGACCAGACGCATGGCATGCTATTGCTAAGCACACTATGGACTCTCCAAGGACCTGCTTTGCTTTTCATATTTCTGTCATTGACTAAGGTCAGTGGCAACACTTTATTAAGTATTTCTGATAAGTAGCAGATGTAATATGTTTTCCCTCAAGCATCAACTAGTTTTCCCTTTATTGATATAGTTAGTCGCTAAATCGTTCATTCCCCCTTTCGTTAAGAAAAAGAAGCGTACCCTCAATACGTTTCATATTCTTAATTAACAGAAAGGAGTTTAGTATGGATGATGCAACTGTACAGCAAATGTACTCGCACGTCATGGACAAACTAGGTTCCCACGAAAAGTCAATTGACTCTATCTGGGACCACATCAATAAAGGGAGTAAAACTATGTATGAAATACCTGAAATTACTAACGTCTTTAAACCTCATTCTGGAGGTGCCGGCGGCTATGGCATGGACGGTTTTGGCCTTGGTGGCGGTGGCGGTGGTCTCTTGGCCGGTCTTCTCTTCGGTGCTCTCATCGGCAACCGAAATGGTGGCTGGTTGGGCGGCGCAGGCGGTGAAGGCGCTGCTAGCGGCGTTGTAAACCAAATCGCTACTACTGAAGTAATCAGCAAACTGGGCGACATTCAAGGAGCTATTCCTTTGACTGCTTCGCAAACTCAAAACGCGATTCTACAACAAAGCAATCAGATTTGCCAAGGTTTAAACCAATTAGGCAACACTGTTATGGCAGGCTCTACGAACAACTTATTGGCGACAAAAGATTTGTCTACTCAAGTAGCTCAAGGTAATGCCATCATTCTACAGGCAATTGCTCAGAATGAAGCACAAGCTCTGC